AGTAATTTTTACAAATAAAATAAATCAACTTATTATACTAATATGACAAAGGCCATGCATGCTATACGAGAGAATATTGCTGATATGCCTCCAATTGTCAATTTAGAAAAAGTTGATAAACAATACTTAAATGTTTTACATAATTGGTTTGCTAAAAACGAACATACTCATAGTTTGTTAGCAGACATGCATCACAATCTACATGCCCTAGAAGGAGATATGATGCATCAAATACCGGCAATTCAAGTAGGATGGGAAAAGGGTCCTCGCATTCCTTTTGAAATTTCTGAATACGAAAATTTTACAAATACAAGTACATTCGGTGATATAGTACTAACGTATCATCATATCGGCAAAGACCCAATAGCAATTTATAGAAGTGAAGATGTCTTATCAGACGATGTGTTTGTTCCATGGACACATTATGCCGCAGATTTTAGAATGTGGTTTGGCACAACGGTTACATACCCTGAAGAAACAGAGTTTTGGAAATGGTTTGATTCTAATTACGAATGGTTTAAAGAAAGAACCGGGTGGTCAAAGAGAGATCCTCGAATTGTAACGGGTGCGTATGTTACTGCCCGATTAAATACAATTACAACAGCAGAAGAGCTAGTAAATTTAATTACTCCTGATTCTGCAATATTGGAGATGTCAATTGACTAAGAAATATGTTATTTGTTGCGGTGATAGTTATACAGCAGGCGATGAGTTGAACGGTAATGTTGTAATACCGGGGTATACTGAATATCTTTGGTCTCCAAGACAACACGGCCCTAATCCATACGATAATTTAAAAAATCAATATCATAAGGCAATGAAACGGCTTCTTAAAAATGATAATTGGAGATATTATTATCAAGATCAACTTAAAATGGCATGGCCGGCTTATCTTCAGCGTCTAATAGATACAGATGTAGTAAATATTGCTCTTGGTGGTATATCGAACCAAGAAATTGCACATAGGGCAATGCACGAATTTCATTCTATGCTTGAGTATCGAGATCCTAAAGAACTACTAGTAATTATAATGGTAACATCGTCTAATAGAATTGGGTTCCCTCAATATAATCCTGCAATTAAAAAGATGAACAAATATCAATATCAAAGTTTTATGTCTTCTTGGATGGTTGATGGCGCTGACGGTGCATTAGCAGATATGGCAAAACAATATTTCCTTAGTCATAATGACTATGATTTATTTTGGGAATCTATGAAGGCATTATTTACTGCTAGACAATATATAGAAAGTTACGGAACTAAAGTAGTATTTGTAGATAGTTGTTTATTGAGATACGGATTGAATTTTGACCTTGAAAAAATGCCACAAGTGGACAGGCTAGTTGAGATATTAAATCCGGTGTTATCTATGGATGATATTACTAAAACTTATCCCGAGCCAGCATCCTTACCTGGCGGGCATTTTTGTGAAGAAATACACAAACTGTTTGCTGAGCAATTGGCAGATTATTTAAAAACTAACCAACTCTTATAAAAATTTTTTAGTTTCTTTGGCGATATCGCCTTTTAATCGATCGACATCAATTTCAAAATCAATCTTCTTGATGTCGTCTTGATACTCTTGAAATAACTCTACTAATTTATCCGCCACTTCGTGTGAATCAGAAGTTGCAATTAGTTCGGGGATATTTAATTCCCAGATTCTTCCATTGGTAAATTCTAATTTAATAACATCAAGGTAAGCGACCGGCATGGTATTCATGTATAAATCTTCGAATACCTCCGGCCACTCCTTTACGATGTGTGTTGGCGGTTTAAAAAGTTTTTTAGGCACTTGCTTCTTCTGTTGCCTTAGTAGCTTTTTTCTTTGGTGGATCTAATTCGTCTGCTTGTTTACGTAAACGTGCCGCTTCTTTATACATAGCATCGGCTTGACTACGGAATGACTTAGCAAGATCAGTATCTGATAATACTTCATTAGATGCCGCCTGTGCTCTTGCTGGAGCAGGTTCTTTAGTTTCTGTAACCTTAGCAACTTCTTTTACTTCTGACTTGTAATTTTGTGGAGCACCTGATACAAGTCCAGCTAGATCATCAACAGCAACATTTTTTTGTTCTGCAATCAACTGATTGAGTTCATTCAATGGAATAGCCGCCGTTGTATTTGGAGTCATTAAAATAGTTGCAGTTGACACTTTAGCTAGTCTGCCATCTTGTTGCATTGCCTGCAACATAGGGCGACCGTCCGGGAACATGCGAGTATGCATGATTTCGCCGAATTCGTTAGCATCTTGTCCTTGGTCGCTTTCTAAAAGAGCCATCAGCGCATCGTGATAAGAATCACTCAGGGTCGATACTCCTACAACTAGCGCAGATCCTGAATCACCAGGAAGTGTTCTAAAAGCTACTACTACTTTCGCTCCTGTATTACTTACTCTACCGATGTGCTTTAATTGTCTCATTTTAACTTAGTCCTTTTTGGTTACTGAATCTAAAAATGTAGACAATCTGTTGTATACTTTACCAACTGCTTCCATTTCAGATGCTTTAAATGCACCACGTTGTGTAGCAACATCAATAATGCTCTTCAATGCATTTAAGTCGCTGACATTCAAATCTGGTGCCGCTGGTGCTTCTTGTTGAGCTTCAGGTGCTTGTTCTGTTACTGGCTCTTTAACTTCTTCTGTCATAATTATCTCCTTAAATTTGGACAGGCTAACATAAAGTATGTTAGTTCTTTTTCATCTTCAAATGCTACAAAGGTGGAAGTATTTAATTTTCCATCTTTGTCGATTGCCGGGATAGATTTCAAACTGTATCTTCCTCTAAGCCTTACTTTAATCCAATCTTCTAATTCATGATTAAAAAATTCTCTATCATCAATTTTAGTCTTAGAAAAGTGAGGAGGAATCCTGTTTAATTTCCTAGACTCTAATACATCGAGAGGGTTTAGTTCAATCATTGCGAAATATTTATATTAGTGGTTTATGAAGGGTTACGAAAGTGATTCTGACATTCTTTTGGACATTGCTTTAGCATGACCCATTTTTTTAACATCGCCTGAAAATAGGTAAAGCTCGAATGCCGATTTTTCTGATAATACTGTGATTGTGTTTTTAGTAAGAAACCAAGGTGATGTTATAAACTGATCAAGCCAAACTAAAATTTGTGGAGTAATTGTTATTTCTTTGGGGAGTTTAATTTCGTACGTTTTAAGATCTGCTTGAGATTTAATAAAGTCTAAACCGTGATCCGTAAGACGCAGTCCACCTTCCTCTTTAGCTCTCAAATTGTACCACCACTGACTACGATGCTCTTTGATTGACTCTGCACTGACTTGTTGTCCTGCCGCTTTTAAGAATACCACAGTATAGGTATCCTTTAGATCTGTCATTTTATCTTTTCGCCCTGTGACAATTTGTAAACTTCAAACTCGGTAGTCTTAAAAATTTTGTTTAATTTTTTTGCTAAGTTATGTGCGTGACCTGGATTTGAAAAACTAACTTTCTTATACTTAGGTCCTGGATAACTTGCTAGTAGACTGCCGCTTTTTAAATTAAAAGGTTGACCATTATAAAACACTGCCCAAATGGCATCACTTTCAAGTATTTGTTCTACTTTAAAAGTTTCTTTGTTTGCATGTTCTAATATTACTTTAGGTTTCGGTCTGCTCATTATACTCTGGTCCTCAATAACCACGTATATATTTAGCCCGGACCGAAGCCTCCACCGTCGAATTTAACACTCACATTTGACGTAGATTCTTTAATTTCCGCCAGCATAGTGTGTACTTCTTGAACAGTATTTGACATTTTAACAGTTAAAGTAGCTAATTCTTGTATAAGTTCACGTGCTTCTTGAATAGTTATACGCATATCTTTTTGTTGACTTTTTTCAGCAACATTTAAACGTTGAATTAGTCGCTCGACACTAGGCAACCGATCTTGAAAATTATTTTGAGACATTTGCTAGTACCTGTTTCATTTCGATTTCTGTTTTAAACGGACCTTGATATTCATATCGTTGTAATGTGATCAACTTAGGACAGAATGATTTAACCCAACCTTTGTCAAAGTGAATTACATAGTAACCGGCACAGTATAAACTTTTTGAGTCACCACTCTTTGTGAACAACGGAAGTTTTCTTTTTATGTCGAACATTGCATTGTGTGGACTAACACTACAGGTATATCCGTGAACTTCGTTCGGCAATGCATCGTTGCTTTCTTTAATAATTTTAGCAACAAAGAAATTTTTACCAAACTGTTTAGTTAGACTTTCTTTATTGTCGTAGACGTGAACACCTGCCTCATTACTAAGAACAAATCGTTCATCTTCGATTTTTCTAAGTGTAGCAAACTTTGTACCGTCTTTTTCAACAATCCAGAATTTATCTTTGATAATCGGTTTAGCATGTAGTTCTTCGGTCATAGTGTATACCTCGCATTTAATGGTTCAGCATATGATTGTGCCTGATCCGCAATCTTTTTAAGATCGTAAAGATTACAAAATTTAATAAGTCGAATGCCAACTTGGCTAACATTTTTATTAGCGGCAGTAGCAGTAGAAATTGTGTCTGCTATAATTTTTTTAATATCATCAGGCTGTGCTGACAAATCAATCAATTGACGATTACGTTGATAATCTTCTAGCACACGATGCTCTACTCCGTTGTGATCAGACCACTTCTGTAACATGAGATTGTTCCACGCAAATCCTTTGCTTTTACGATCGGCGAACGCTTCAGTAAGACCAACTTTTTTGCTTGTACCTTTAGTACGCACACCCGGATACGCTGAGAAGACATTATCACTGGTATCACCACGCATACATTTTTCAAACAAGAGCCATTCTGGGTCTGGCGCAACTTTATCTTCGCCAGTCTTTTTGTCTTTGATTCTTTTGCCTTTGTCATCAAAATAGCCTTCATGTGTAATAGTAGTTTCGCTAACACCGTTATATTGTTTCACATTAGGCGCAATAAGTTGCACAAAGTCGGTGTCTGTGCTAACAATAACATGGTCATCATGCGGATGTGCTTGAATCCAACCTGCAATAAGATCATCAGCTTCTAACTGCGGATGTTGCATTACTGTACAATTTGTCTTTTCTGTAACAAAGTCTTTGAATGTATCAAATGCTTCCCAAAAGACTTTTTCTTCTTCTGCTTCTTTTTCAGAGTGCGCGGCACGAGCTTCTGCACGTTGACGCTTATAAGGAGCATAATAATCCTTACGCCACGACCGACCTTCTAAACAGAAGATAACATGACTACCGTTAAAGTCTTTCCATGCTTTGCGAATACTGTTTAAGGTAATATGAAATGCCATGCCTAACTTGATATCAGCGTCACCGTTGATAACGTGTCGAGCACGGAAAAAGGTATTTGCTGTATCTACTAAAATGTATGTCATCTGTTGTTTCTTTTAACTTCGTTGATGTCAATGACACCTGTGTTGATTGGCGATTCGTATCCGTCGGCAACTACTACATTGGCACATAATTCTCTGAACCAACGATCGACAATATCTTCATCTTTGTCACCGTCTTCACCGTATCCTTCTTGTTTTAATTTTAACACAAAATACTCATTCCAGTCAAGTTCAAAGAATCCATTTCGAATATTATCTTTGTTTACGTGAGTATCTAGTACAGCAATGTACGGTTCTTTTTTTCTTGTAGCACGTTCTTTCAAACTAAGTTTAGCCAAATCTTCTGCTTCTTTTGCTCGTTCAGCGGCAGTGATAGCATCTTCAGCAACCTTTTTAGCGGCTTCTGCTTGTTTTAAACTTTCTTCAGTTTGAATTCTAATCTTGTCAATGCCAAATAGTTTTTCAATCCACTTATTCATTAGGTTCCCCATTCATTTTTAAACAACGGCACTTGTAAACGATCACTATAACGCAGGCCTTCTTTCATTGCTAAGTCTGCTACACGGCGATTGTTTAAGGCGTAAACACTTTCAACACCACCCACTGGCATTAGATAAACATGCCCTTTAAATCCTGCTTGACGATATTGGTCAATTGCTCGTTGTGCATCGACAAAGTCTTGTTCTGTAGCAATAACAAATTTCAAATATGCTGTACCAATTTCTTCGTATTCACAAACAACATCTGGCAAAATAGCTTCTTCCCACTTCTCGCCACTGCATGGAAGTTTAGCACTAACACTAAATGTAATTTCTCTATGGAAATCAAAGTTAGGCATTTGCCACTGTATCAAATAATTTTTGAATTCTGATGATAATTGTTGAGTACCATTTGTTTCAAAGGTAATTTCTTTAAGACCTGCCATCTTAGGATGATCCAACAAATCAGGATAAGCACGTTGCCAACCTAACAGAGGTTCTCCACCTGTGATTACTAAATGTTCGTCTCGCCATTCGTTGTGCGGAAGTATTTCCGAGATTCGATCGGCGATTGCGTCTGAAGTGAGCATTGGACTAAGTTCTTTAAAAGAAGGATGCCAACTAGCATAACTGTCACAACCCGTAGAAACCAAAGGAAGTTCTTCATATTTGTTATAATGGTGTGCTACTTGAGCAATATCTTCTGCTTCGGTACTTAGCTCGCCTCGAGCCATACCAAAGCCAGCGCACTTAAAGTTGCAACCAAAAGTACGAAGAAATACAGAAGGGACGCCCATATAACGTCCTTCTCCTTGAATGCTATAAAAAAGTTGTGCAATTTTAATTTTACTGATAATATATTATAAACTATTTTTAGAGTTGTTGTCAACCTTTTCAAGTTTCCAACTGCCATCTTTTTGGTCAATCCACGAAATGGTATCGCCCTCTTTCCAACCTGCTTCTTTTAACAAATCTGGAGGAAATGTTAAAATACAATCTTCACTATTTGGATCTTCTTCAACCGTTAGTGTCCATGTTTTCATATAATCATACCTGCTGGTTCTTTTTTCTTTTCTTCTTGCTTACGTCGCCATTCGTTATAATGTAGCTTACGACATTCTTCTTTTACATCCGGTGGATAATCGGGACTTATTTCAGAAAGCCTACAATCGTATACAACCACACGCCCTTCTCGATCGTAATCAAAAAATATAACAACGGCCAAACAGAATAGAATGAAAAGAAAAATATTTTTCACAATCTGTCGCTCACTAATACTTTACACATAAAAGCATCTTGTTCAGTTTTAAAATTGAAAGTCATATTATCAGCCGTTACTTCTGTTACATATCGATCCCCTGGCAATCCAAAATGTTCAATAATAGAGGCGCAGGTATCATTCCATCCCGCCATGGTATTATTTTTGTGATTCCAGTGAATGATGATCTTATGCATTTATGTGTGGGGTAAATCTTTGTAAAAAACTTTCAATATAACAACTATATTCTTTTGCTTGAGTATCATCAGAAATATAATGTACCCATGTATGTCCTTCAACTTCGACAACATGAATTACATGGAATTGTTTATTCTCTGGGCTAACCCATTTTGATCCTTCAGTTACGTTCATTTTTGGCTCCTTCTAATTGATTTAATAATGTTTCATAAATTATACGATTACCTTTTTCGGTATAATGATTGATATTGCCTCTTTCAACCGCCCAAAGATCACTAAAGTCTATATGGGGTTTCTCATTAGCTAACATAGTACTAATTTTAAGATGAGAAATACTTATATAAGGTATAGTAATTATACTTTTTATTTGTTGTCTTAGCAAGTTGTAAATGTCAATTTGGTATTCTTCGTCATAATGATATTGAAACCATGCTTTAGAAATTTGTAAATTTTTATTAAAAGGCTGGAAGTGTTCCATCAAATCAGTAACAATTAGATCG